CGCACTTCCATCTCAATTCGGGTATCCTGTTAAGGGCCGATCAATGCGTTACGGGCCGCGATGTCAAATTGTAAACATTACTTTTATTTGGATTGCAACGCACAAATTCGACATACTTGTTAAATCCACTTTGAGATACACCGACAGCTTCGAACCCCAACCAAGATGCCCAGTCAACCATAAACTCATAATCTGCAAGGATTGTCATGCTCATTCCATGCTGAGTCTGGTCAAAGAAACTAACTAACATCTTGGATCCACGCGCCAGTAGTTTGAAGTTTTCTCTTACTTTGTAAGAGAACATCGCAAACATTTGAGGCCATTCTTCGTTTGCTTCATGCCAAAGGCCACCAGCAAAAACTAGATCCTTGTCTTTGTTGCGAACAATATAAACTTCAGAAGAATCGTACATATCTTGCAGCGCAGTGGATATGTCTTCGTAGCCCAGTAGTTTTAGCTCTCGCTTGTTTTCTATCGAAAGAACTTCTTCCAACTCAGAGATGTGATGTTCTTTCATCGGGGTAAGGTAAGCCTCACCCCGAGTCATAATCTTAACCTCGTCCTGAATATAACTTCTGGAAGCCATCGTTTACCTCTTTGATGTAGTCATTGTTGCGACGAGCGGGATGCCAGTAGCGTTCATCCTCCATCATAGCGCGTAAACTTTCTTCAGTAATCTGACCGACAGGATTCGAGTCAGCATTTACAGAAGGAGATTTTAGTTTTTCCATAATAAATTCAAGGGCTTCCAAGCCATCAGCAGTCTCAGTCAATCGTTCGATTGCTGGCATATGTGCTTCACCAAAGAACTGATTTGAGAACAAAGCCGCAGCTTCAATGCGAGCAGATGCGTTGTCGCCCAACTTTGCTAACTCAGCATCCGTGTCTGGAACGTCAGCATTTACTGCACTCATATACATCTCAAGCCCCTTCTGGAACTCGTCTTGACTGTATCCATTTTCAAAGGAATGATCAGACCACCACTGTAGAAGTTCATTATCAACAGACATGTCTTCATCTACAAAGTCAGGAAGCTGGTAATCACCAGCACTTTCAGGGCGATCCTTGAATGCTTCGTTCTGGATCTCCTCCATAAACTTAGCGCGAAAGTCTTCCTCTTTAGATCCCAGCTTGGATTCTAATTCTTTGTAAGCCTTGGCTAGATCTTCAGCAGTGTTATACTTTTCTGGTAGCCAATCAGGGCGTTCTTGCGATGGTTGCTCAAGATCTTCAGCAACAACAAAGTCGCGTTCTTCAGCGGGAGGCAAGCCTTCACTTACTGGTGCTTCTGTTTGTTCTTCAGCCATCTTTCTTTATCCTATGTCCTCTTTGCACATGACGTTCTATCAGTCCGACAAGATAGCGCTGCCCTTCGAGGTGGCGCAATTCATCAGTTGAGATGTTAGGGCCACTCACCATCTCAATCGTAACGCTTCGCAAATATTTTAGAATTTCTTTGCCAGTAGGCTCTGAGAATACAGAAGCAATATTAAGGCTGATCTTATCCTCATCAGCCTTAGATCTTGTTACTCCGTCTAAACCAATATGGTTATTCTGCGGCAATCTGTGGTCCTGCGATCTGTTCCTGTTGTTGCATCTGAGCCATTTGCTGCATCATTGCAACTATTTGTTTACGCTCATCTGCATCACGAATCAACCCATCAGGTACACCAAATTTTTTCGCAAGGTGAATTGCTGTTTCTTCTGAGTTAATTAGCAGGTTCGTCATATCAGCACCGAAGTATGCGTTTACTAGTTCTAGGAATCTAGATACCGCAGTAATGTCTTGGTTTGACTGCGCTTGTGCAAGTGGTGAAACAGAACGAATCTTTACTTCACGACCATTTACAGTCGGAAGTTCAATGCGCCCTTGTTTCTTTAGGATGTGGATCACACGTTGCAACACTGGCTGAACAAGCTCCGCTTGCAATCGACCAAACGCAGATCCAATGCGGCGAGATAGATCAGCCATACGCTCTGCAACTTCTGTTGCTGATGCTGGCGTTTTATCTGGATTGCCAAGCATATCATTATATAACGCACGTTTAATATTCAAACGCATGTCACCAAGGACAAGATCCGCAACATCGAAGCGACCCGCTGCCTGTATGGGCTGCAATCCACCAGACTGAGGTGACTTAGGAATGATTGTCCCTGGCACTAGATTAATCGTATCAGGGTTAATAATGCCATCATCATCCATTTGATAGATGCCAGAGATAGCCATTTGAGCATTCTCTAAGATCAATTGAATGGTAAGGTTAGTTGTTTTGATAGCAGATAGCGCATTGATTAGCGGCCCACGACCATAGACTTCACCCGCACACTTAGACCAACGGAAGCAAACATATGGATTAGATCCAACACCAGTAAAGCTATGCTCAACTAGATATGTTTTGGTGGACATATCAATTACATAATGAAGGTGTGCTTCTTGGTTTTTCTTTGAATAATCCTTACAGACCACTTCAAGGACAGTACACTTACCCTCTGGATCCCGAGCAATACGCTGAGAAACCTTCTCGTCAAACTTTCCATCAGGATAAAGGTATGTAAGATCCGAGTTGCGAATGCCTTTACGCTCACGGAATACATGATCGATCTTATCATCAGGGCCAGTATCAAGGACAACATGAGGTAACGGAACCGCTGAGAACATGACAGGGTTCAGCGCATCACCTTCTTCAACACATAGAACACCAGTGCCGACAGCAAGATCCATAAAGGATTCGTGTACTTCTTGAGCGAAGTTAGAGTTTTGAAGGATCTCAAACACATACTCAGTAACTTCATCAAGGTCATTGTTTACTATGTCAGCTTCACTGGCAGGGATCTCTGACCCAGCAGTTAGGTCTGCCCAACGCGCAAAGTTAGGAACAAGGCCAGATTGTAGGCGAGATGCAAACTCTTGAACACCAACCACGGCAGTTTCATCAAAGATCTTATCATCTCGACGCTGCCCTGCCGTTTCATAATAAAACGATTCACGCTGCGGTAGCGCGTACTCATAACATTCCTCGAACAAGTCTACGAAGTTCTGCCGATGTGCTTTAGCTTTTTCGTAGCGCTCAAGGTATTTCTTAGGGTCATGCATTATAGATACCTGCTATAGAATCCGATTCCACCAGTAGAGCCAGTAAGAAGTGAACGGCGACCAGAGCCTCGACGCTTTCCAGTTGCGGGAGCAATCATAGAAGAACTAGCCATCATGCCTAGGTCACGTTCTTTTCCTGTAAGAACTTTCTTACCTGAACCATATTCTTGTGTGCGCTCTAAGCGCTTGCGCAACAAAGACTGTTTTGAACGTGCGCGTTCAATTCGTTTCTGACGCAATTCTTCTTGAGCTAGTCGCTCTTGTTCTTTTGTTGCTTCATCAGGTTCTTTAACTACACTTGCGGCGGTAACACTTGTTTGCCCAGTTGTATCAGGCTCTTTAACTACAGGCTCTTTAACAACTGGTTCGTCAACAACAGGTGCTGGCGCTGGTGCTTTTTTCTTTTTAAAACACATCGGATTACTCCTTCTTTGCTATTGCAAAGCATAGAAAATAAAAAAGTTCAACGCACAAGTGACCATACGCTAGGTTTCTTAGCTGCGTTTTTTGGTTTGCGATTGAATACATCAAAGTCTTTCTTTGCGTAAGCAATCTGTGACGGCTTCTGGTTTGACATCAAGGCTCTGCCTTCACCAGCACCAAGAAGTAAATACTGTAAAGCATCGTGAATGTGCGAGTACATATTCTTATCAGGCTTGTCAGCGTATCTTTCACCGCTAACTTCCATACGCTTATATGAATAGCCGCCTTCAAAACCTTTAATTAGTTGCTGGCAACGACGATCAACTAGAAACGCAGGTTTACCTTCAACCATTTTATTAAGTTGTTGCGAAACTGACTCCAAGCGGAGATCAACCGAATTACTCGGAGCGGGGAATGCGCGAAGACCAGCACCTCTAAGTATGTGGAAAGGGGTAGATTCGTCCGTTTGCGCCCTAAAATCACCCGCTGGATCCCCATATATGTAGACATCGGAAGTCGTAGCAAAGCGCGTAGCAATCTCATTTCTTAGAACCTCTGCAAATCTAACTATGCCCATGTCAAATGCAACGATCTCAGACTGAATCAACCACCTGTTTCTAACCTTTTGACCGATGACAGCAGCAGGGGTAAGGCCAAAGTCAATTCCGATATACAAAGGAAGGTTAGCCGCAACAGGTATTTCTTCTTTAGCAACGTGAGTTTCAGTAACAAACATGGGATATACTGGCTTTCCATCCTGAATTGTACCAAGTCTATTCATAACATAGACGTCAATCCAAGATTTAGTTTTACCCTGAATAAGGTTTGGATAGTAGTTCTGCATCATGTTCTTACGGTTTTCAGCCACATTACTAGGAACATAATCCTCTATTTCCCCATCCTCGTCATAGGTTTCTTTCATACCTGCGGGCTGCGTAAAGAACTGCCAGTTCTCTGGCTTAACCAACATCTTTGCTTGATCGCGCGGTATATGATCTGGGATTGGAACTTCACCAGACATAATGGGCCACCAGTGATCTTCCTCGGGGGCGTTCGTATCTGCGATAACACCAGTCCAGCTTGGGCCACCTTCACGCATAGAAGGGAAACGACCAACACGCATTGTACACGCATCGATGATAGACTTGGGAATCTCACGCGCCTCGTTGATCCAAATGCCAGTTAGTTCGAGTGATAAAAGTTTCTTAACATCTTCAGGTCGATCTAATGCTAAGAAGATGATCTCAAGATCTAAATCGCCCTTCTTAATGTGGTGAGTGTACGGCACTGACCAGATGAACTTACCCCATTGATCCTCGGGAAACCAATCAAGCCAAGTCTTAATGGTCGTAGTTCTTAGCTGCGGGTTGGTATTACGAATGATTGCCCATCTGCTTCGACGGATCCCGTCTTCGTTCTTCTTCTGTGCAAGCGCACGACGAAACACTTCTACGCAGCAGCCGACAGATTTACCAGAACCAACAGGCCCACGGATCCCGCGAAAGAACGTATCGTCTTTCATAAAGTCTTTTAGAACCTGACCATCAGGTTTGTACTTAAAGGTTGCCAACTTTGTGATCCACTGCAAACTTTAACATGCGTTCGATAACTTCTGGGCCAATAACATCAATGATCTTGTCGGCTTCGTAGTTAGTCTGGAAGTCCTTGGGGTGGTGTTGCATGTGTACTTTCTTCACCACCCTGCGGAGCAAGTCTCGCTCATGCTTAGAAAGGGTTTGAGTAAAGCTCATTCGTCTTCTATCTCAATTCTCTTTGGCGTAGCCGACTTCTTTTTCTTAGGCTTCGGCTTAGAATACGCCTCGTTAATGTCAGGAGTGGAAGGGTCGTCTGCCTTCAATCGTCCCTTGGAGCTGCGAGAACGTGTTGGTTCTGGCCCTTCCACCAAGCGGCGCGAGTCGGGAGTCCTCGTTTTGCCGCTATACGTTGTACCAGCAAGCACATGGGTGTCGCCAGTATACAATTCACCGCTAGTTAAATACCAAGCCATTACTTAGATGGCCTTACAGCTTTAGATAACTTAGCACCATCGCCGCGTTTGTTCATATTAGTCAGAGCTTTGTTGACCGCACCACTCTTTAATGGGCCACCACCTGCCTGACCTTTCATAGCTTTAGCCGCTGCGGTAGCAACTGTTGCGCCAAAGGATCCTGCAACTGTAGTTAATAAAGACATAGTAACCTCCTACGTTCTGTACTGTCTTACTTTCCGAGCAATCGTTTTCGGTTGAGCCACAAACTGCTCACCCTTTGCCTTGCCCTCTCGTTTAGCTCTGGTTGTAGCTGCATATTCAGAATCACTAAGAGCAGCAATAGCCTTGCTAGGAAGGTAACGCTCACCAGTTTCACTAGACTTCTCGCCAGATTTGGTGCGCCATTTCTGCTTGCCCCAGTTAAGAAGAGACTTTTGACTTGCTTTCATCTGCTTCCCTCTGTTTCTTTAAGATAGCATTTAGCGTACCGCGGTCCTCGTAAGTCATGTGTAACCACCGCCACGTTTCTTGTATTCCTTTGCAAGCAACTGAGCCTTACGCGCTGACCACTGACCAGCCTTGGTTCCATGCGTAGCGCGATTCTTTATAGCTTGAAACAAACTCTTGCGCATCTTTGGCTTGGTATAGTTGCCAGCAGCATTAACCGTACTCATGACTGCTTATGCCTCCGTGCAAAGTTACGCGCAGCTTCTACACTGCCAAAGCCCCAAGCTTTTAATGCCAGGGCTTTTCTCGTAGGCCGACCTTGTTCATCCTTCATTGGCCCCTTCATACCAGCAAACCGAGCAGCAAAAGAAACACGACGAGGATTAGTCCCACTCTTAACAGGAGCCTTGAGATTAGAGCCCTCAGTCCTGCGGAAATACGCACGACCCGCTGCATTCAAACCTCCAGATGGACTCTGATACTTTTTTGCAACCATTTACGGCTCCTGATCTTTCTTAACCTTCTCAGCCATACGATCCTGACGCAACATGTTGGCTTCGATCTTCTTCGCTTTTTTAAGCAACGAAACACGCTGAGAAGATGTTACCAGCTGACCATCATCTTGGCCAAGCATTTCCTTAACCTTACGTCGAAAAGCAGACAGCTTAGAATAATCCTTCGGCATACGCTCCAACTTAGCGTCTATCATTTCATATCGAGCCTTCATTAAACTCGCTGGACTTTGACCTTTGGGCATTACTTCATCCGTCCTTTAAATTCTTTGCTACTTTTTAATTCTTGAACTTCAGAAATTAGACCTTGGAGTTTCTCTCTCTTGGCCAAAAGACTTGGCTTGCTTTGCTTTCCACTGAGGATACGAATCCCACGGCGCAATCCAGTTATGGCATTCTTGGTTGCCTCACCAAAATTATACGCAGATCTAGTATCGGTGCCATAAACACTTTCGCCAGTATATTGAGGAATTGATTGAAGCTCTTTGTCAACTTTCTTCAACAAAGAAGCCGCTCTGCTATTTGATCCTTTGGGCATATCGTACCTTTCACCAAAAAAAATCTATCTAAACCTTTGCGAGCCTTTTTAGCATATAACTCGAGTGAGGGACTACTGACAATCACGCTAGTGCAGTTTTTTAACCCCACCCCCTGCTAGGACAGATCAATTGTAACTTGTATATCCCCCGCAATTTGCACTTGCGAACGATCTATCGGCTTGAACCCAGCCCGATCTAACAGATCTTTGGATGCTTCCAGCTGCACATACTCGCTCTTAGCTCCACTGGAAAGCTCCGCTACCCTGCCTAAAGCCCTGACAGCGTGAATCCCAAATGCATCTGCTGTTGCTTGCATGAGATACTGTTGCACATGCGGAGTTTTCATAGCTTTGTATGCTGAGGCTCGTCCGCTGTTCCCCGCTGCGTACCCAGCCTCTTGTGCAGCTTTTGCTACATTGCCGCCGTTTGCTACAAACGCATCCACTAGCGCTCGTTGTCTGTCTGTTAGATCACGCTTTGCAATACTACTCATATCTTCCTCTTAATTGCTTGCACAGTCTGCGTTTTGTTTCCTATCATCAACCCCCCTCTCCCTCTCTCCCCCCATTCATAGCATCGTCTGTAATACCCTTGTCAACGCACAAAACGCATTCGTGCAGTCTGTCACGCTACAAGTGCTGCATACTACAAAGGTGATTCAGAACCACAAGTTTCAGCTCTGCCTCGTTTCGGTCTACTGTCTCAGTCATTACGCTCGTCGGCCCCATGTTACAGCTGCGGCCACCTCGCACGTCTTTGTTCATTGCATCGGGCCAAAGACCATTCGCAAGCAGTTTCCTCTTGCTGTTCATAGCTGTGTGATTGTGGCTGCTGGCAGTGTGTAGTTCGACTTTCTCCTTGTGGGGAAACAACTTGCGAATAGCAACCTGATCTGGGGATCAGGCTTTGGCACCGTGCATGAAGTCGTCGTTGCGAGGGTGGTCCTCGCACGTAACAAGGAGCCTAGAGCTATGACTAAGAAAGTACCTACACTCGTTGAACTAAAACTTGCAGTTCTAAATCATTTTCAATCTACACAAGACGTTGTGCCTAACGAGCAATTCATCGCAGGTATTGCACGTGACGAATGTTACACATCGCACAACTCGCTGAACTACAAGAAGAAGCAAATGGCAGACAAGTTAGCTGACTATGAGACAGCGGTCGAAGAAGGCAAGGACATCCGAGCCGATGCGATCGCGCGATTGCTCGACAACATGGAAGTCGAACTAACGTTGTTAGACGAACGTCATCAAGCAGATCTATCGGTGTACGAGCAGGTCACTGGCACACATTGGGAACCGATGGCTAAGAAACGCGCACCAGCGAAGCTATCAGATGATCGCATGAAAGCACTCAGAGCAAAGGTGGCGTAAGCCACCCCCGCAAGGGGCAGCACCGTCTGCCTCTTACTTCACCCTCTCGCGCAGCGGGGATCACGATTCGCGTAGGCTTGTGCGCTGCGGATCTACCCCACAATCAAGGAATAAACGAATGCATTTTGCTGACAATCAACTAATCACAGCCATCCGCTCAATCATTGTTGAAGAAGTGGACAACCGTATCAAAGCAATCGATGAAGATGAATTTAATGTATGGGATCACAGATCTGACATTGAAGACATCATCAATGACTACATCAACTCAAACGTAACCATAACTATAGAGGCATAACAATGGACGTAAGATTACACGAAGTACAATCAGTCTGGGAAGAAATAGATTACCACGGTGAAAGCCATACGTTTGTTACTCGCAAGCTAAGAATCATAGACAAAGATGGTAAAGAATATTCCCTGACTTTGTTTAGCGATACCGTTGATAACTTAATGACAACCAAGACAAGGATAGAACGCCATGCTTAAACCTATTGGATTGTTTCACACACCCAAAGATTGGGATGAACTAATGGCATGGATTCATGCACACAATGATGAAGACAAAGCGCACCTAACTACGGCTGCTGCTATGGCTTGGAACTTAGCTGCAAAGGAGACTAAGAATGAAGACACCTAGTTTTACACGCCGTGATTTTGTATTCATTGCAGATCACATTGCACCAATGATGCATTGGCCTACGCATATCAATGAGCTTGCGGATAAACTGCAAGCTACGAATCCTAGATTCAATCGTGAAAGATTTATTGAACGGGCAACCAAAGCATGGGAAGCTAACTATCAGGCACACTTGGGAGACATCGATGATGAGATACCTAACTGAAATTATCCATTGCCCAGAATGCCTGGGCGATGGCACTCTAACATTCGAGAGACCTGAACCTTGGGTCAATCGTGATCTACCTCCAAGCCTTGAGGAGTACAAAGACACATGCTGGAACTGCGGTGGCAGCGGTGAAGTTGAGGCTATGGAGTTTGATGAACCAGATCTATCGGAGGCAATCTAATGGGATACACACATCAAGGAATCGGCTATCAATCTACTGACACCAGTAAGTTTGCAGCCAAGTCAAACACTGAACTAAAGATCTCAATACGCGATCAAGTCTTGCAACTACTAACCAACAGTGGTGTTGCTATGTCAGCCGAAGCTGTGTCCGAAGCATTAGGCCGACCACAAGTATCAGTGCAGCCGCGATTAACTGAATTGAAAAACGCTGGCTTGATCGAAGACAGTGGCAATCGTCGCCAAACTAAGTGGGGTAAACCCTCAATCATGTGGCAAATTAAGACTGACGGTTGACATAAAAGCTGCGTATGTGCATATGCTGCGGCATGATACAGAGTTATTGGGATCAGATTCTAGAGAAGCATCGCTATGTTGATCTACCTTTGCACAAGGTATTTATCTTGGCAAAGATACCAACATCTACTTACTATCGCACGGTCAATGGCAAGACAGAATTGACTTTAGAAACTGCGAAGAAAGTATATCAAACACTAGATAGATTATCTAAGCGATGGCCTACTGGTCTGGTCGAACCAAAGAAAATCAATGCCGCAGTTCCAAAACTACACAAAAGCAACCGAGGTAACTGATACCTACGTCGAGTTGATCGATGCTTTAGTTGCAAGAAGGCATGAGCTTGGTCTATCGCAAGAGAGATTGGCTTTGGAAATAGGCTGTACCATTTCATTAATTCACAAATGGGAACAGTATAAACGTGTGCCATCTGGCTTCATGTTGACATGCTGGCTGGATGCACTTGGCGTTAAGATCAAAGTCTGCTCGTACTCGGATTGATTCGGGATCTACAATCTGTGATTCATGTGGTGATGCCACTCAGTATTTCGTTGCGATCATGGCTTCAATGAAACCTGCGCGTTACCATATGATATGTTTAAACTGCTATGAGGATGGTTCATGGGAAACAAGAATAAGCAGAAGGGAAGCTATCACGAACGGTGGTTCGTCAAGTGGCTCGAAGACCAAGGGATCGAAGCAAAGAAAGTCCCACTCTCAGGATCCCTTGGAGGAGAATACTCAGGAGACATCCACCTCCCCTCACTGGTCGGACGAAATGTGGTAGTTGAAGTAAAGTATCGCACAACATCTAGTTTCCCCAATGCTTTCAAGGTCTTAGAAGGTAGAGACATGGCCTTGTTCAAAAGAAAAACTGGTCAGGATAAAGTCTGTGTGATATTATCGGAGGCACTATTCAAAGAGATGATCGAGCAAATGAAATAAAAAAGCCCCGCCAAGGGAGAGTAGGCGGGGCAGTAAGTGAGGCAATATATAACAAGGAGTACATGGGCCGTGCTATATGCTGAGATACTACTACGAGAGGTAGTACAATGGCAAGTACCAAACAGTCATGCAAAGTTGATTATGCTACTCATAGCGGATCATACGGACTCATACGGTATAGCTTATCCAACCATCCAAAGACTGTGTGAATTGTCTGGACTCAGTAAGAGTTCAGTCATTCGTGCTGTGAATTACTGTGTCAAACACGGTTACTTAACCAAGGTCGCAGGTCGCACTGGTGTTTCTACGATCTATCAATTCAACTGTCTAAAAGAGGAGGGTGTCAGTGTGACACACCAAGATAATAATAATGTAACTAAGTTAAATATATCTAATACTACTTGGGGTGTCAGTGAGACACCTACCTTCGATGAGTTCTGGCAGATTTACCCACGCAAGATTGCTAAAGGCCATGCTCGTTTGGCATTTGCTAGAGCATTGAAGAAAGCTGATGCAGTTACAATCATTCAGGCTGCTTCTAAGTTTGCTCAATCTGTTGAGTACAAAGAGAAGCAATACATTCCCCACCCGACAACATGGCTGAATGGTGAGCGTTGGGATGATGACATCGATGATGTGTCTGGTCGCTCGAACACTGACCGATTAAATGACATCATAGATTTTGACAAGTATCTATTGGAGGCAAAGAAATGAATTACGAGGATCGCACTCGCAAGGTTGGGAGTTGGCTGCAAGATGTATTGCGTAGATATACCCCGCCCACTGGCCTTGATAATGAGACACTGAAGAAAGAGATGGTGCTAATTGTTCAGGATGTGAACAAGAACATTCCATCCCAGTATGAGGATGCTGACTTTGCTATGGTACTCGACAAGATCGACGGACATGTGCGCGCCTTACATGGAGCGCGCACTTGGCCGACGATTAAGATCTTTATTCAGTCAACTAAAGATGCAGTGAAGGAACACAACAAAGCAGTAGATGTACCTCAAGTAACTGCAC